GAGTCAAATCGTCCCACCCGGCGGGTACCAGCGTATCAGCGTATTTCGTAATAAGACCCGTAAGCGGGTCTTCCTGCACATACGGGGCGCGGGCCGCGTTCAAAAGCTCAGTCTCTTCAGCCGTGAAATGCAGCTTTTCACCCTCATGCCACAAGTGCACAGCCTCAGCCCACACCTGACTAATGTAATCGTCAGTGAGGGCGTCGAAGTCAACCTTGTTCTTAGCGTGCACAATAAGAAAACGCCGGTTGCCATCCTGCCTACGGAGAAAAGCCGGGTCATTCGTCGTTCCCCAAATCACAGACCGGCGCGGGTAGCTAGATACGGTCGCCGCGAACGGTGCCCTATATTCATCCTTGCGCTGTGTCAAAAACTCCTTGAGTTTATTAAAATCAGCGGCGCGTAGTGAGTGCCCTTCATCTGCTGTGACTATCCAGGATTTGCCCATTTTCATAAGGGTATCCTTATTCCCGATTTCATCCAGTGAGTTGTACCAACCACGAGACATTTTTTCAATCCACCACGATTTACCAATGCCCTCGCGGCCATAAATCATAAGCATGTTATCCCACTTGATACCCGGCTCAAAAGTACGAGCGACGGCGGCAACAAACACTTTACGTGCTACCAGCCGGGTGTGTTCGGAGTCTTCCACGCCCGGAAGTGCGTATTCTACGCGAGGCACCCCATCCCATTCAAGGCCCTCAAGGTACTCAAGGACATAATCATGCTTACGCTCTTGAACTAAATCCCTGAGCACGTGCCGTAAATGGTTCTCGGTGATTCGGAGCCGATATGTACGTTCCAGGTGAAGAAGGATTGACGAAAAGTCGTAATCGTCCAATTGCGTGTCGTTATCGTGAACATCCCTCCAAGGGTAGCTACCGGGCGTAAGCTCCATAGTCATACCGCGAACATTGAGAACGATACCCTTAAAGATAGGGTCGTTGGCGGTAATCAGGTCTAGGTTCTGGATGGTGCCCTCTACCAAGCCTGCCTTGGTGCGTGTGAGCTTGTCCACCCATGCGGTGGTGTTACCGGTGTCTTCGATTTCGTCCGAAAAGTTTTTCAGAATCTCTTTAGCCTGTAGGGCTTTTACGCGGGGGTCTTTCCCTGCCAGGTCATTCATGGCCTGTGTGGAGGGTAAACGATTCACAGGGGTGTTGGTTTTGCCCGCGTCTAGGTGCCCGAACTTGTGCACCCTTACAAGGTCAAAGGCGTTCATGGCCCTACCCCCGGCGGGGTCGTTAGCGTGGTAACTGTATACGAAGCCGGGGTTTTCCGCGATAGGGGCCATACCGGCCTCGGATTTCGCGCCGTTGAGGTGGAAGCGGTTAGCGGATACCTGTTCATACGGCAATTCGTACACGCTAATGAGTTCTGCCCAATCTTGGTAAGCCTGGCAGAACAACCCTGCAACGCCTTTAAGCGTTTTGGGGTCTTTGCGCCTAACCGCGCTCTCGCCCGGAGGGGTCGCACCGGGGGGCGCTTGCAGTAGGGCGTTGTCAATGTCTAGCGCCGTACCCTTACGAATTAGACACGCATAGTGCTTAGGGTCTGACGTTGCCGGCAGGAACATGTACCGTTCGGCCTGCGCCGTCGTTGGGTCGAAACAGGCGCTACCTAACAGGGCCGTAACCCCACGGCACAACTCAACGTATTTCGACGGCCCTACCTTCTCGGACAGAGGCATTATTAGTCGGTACCTGGGGTTTTCGGGTGTACTGCTGTAGGTGCTGTGCAGAATGTACGCCGCGCCGTTGAAAACGTTCTCTATACGGCTAACAAAACCTTTATCCGGGTAGTCTACATCCAGCGTGAGAACGCACCGTGAGACTATACTACCTTTGTTGCGCCTGTCGCCTTCCAGCTCACCAAAAATATAGTTCCCTGCCTCTTTTTTACGGGCTGGTTTAATCGCGTATTCTGCAAAGTCGTTCCATGTGATTTTGCGCTGTTCCCAATGTATAGAGTTACGTAGTGGCGCGGTCGCAAAGTCAAACTCTGTGGTCGGTGTTACGTCCAATTGTTTCGCCTTTCTAAAAATCTTGTAGGTAGTTCATGAGCGCGTCTTGGGCGGTCTCTTTGTTTCTCAGACGAGCTTCTATTATATGGTCTATCGTGTCTTCAGCCATGACTCGGTGAATCGTGACGGGGTGTTTTTGGCCCTGCCTGGATAGGCGTTTGTTGGCCTGTTCCCATTCCTCTGTGCTCCACGGTAAGGTAGTCCAAACAATAGTGTGCCCGCCGTGTTGCAGGTTCAGACCATGACCGATAGACGCCGGGTGAGCCGCTAACACTGGGATTTCGCCCCGGTTCCAAGCGTCGAAAACGCCCTTTTCATCTGAGGTATGCACCACCCCGGCGGGGAGCGTCGATAGTAATTCTTCCAGCTCTGCCTTGAAACGGTAGAAAACCAATAGCGGGGAGCCAGTGCCCTCATAGATTTCTAGGACTGCTTTAGCTTTCTCATTATGTAGCTTCGTCAGTTCCACGCCGCTAAGGTAATCGTCCACGTCAGGGTAGATGAACCCGGCGCTTATCTGGGATAACTTGTTTGTCATGACCGCCGCCGTGGATGCTGAGTGAATTTGCCCTTGTGAGAGTTCAACGACTAATTCTTTCCGCATCTGCTGGTACGCGCGCCGGGCGTTCGGTGGCAGTTTTACTTTTACTTCGTTATCTATGACGGGTGGTAAGTCTATTTTCCCGTCGGTTTTCATGGATAGGCAAAAATCGCTAATCAAGTCGTAAACTCTCACGTCCGCGCCGGGTAGCGCCCGCCATTTGGTGACGTGCCCTTTCCACCCTAGCGATTCTGGTTCAAACCAGCGTTCGCGGAACCCGGCCAATGACCGCCCTAACGCCCGCCCGCCATCCAACAGGGCGACTTGTGCCCACAAGTCCAAGAGGCTGTTAGGGGTTGGCGTTCCGGTCAACCCCCAACAGTGTTGAACGTTGCGCCGTATCCGGTTGGCGCTTTTCCACCTCTTTGAGGTTTTGGACTTGTACCCGCTCAACTCGTCTAGGATTAGGGTGTTGAACCGGCCCGCTTTCGCGTAGGTTTCGGCGTCGCCCTGCGTATCGCGGCTGATTACGTAAATATCGCCGTCTAAGGTTTCCAGCCCGTCGATGCGTGCGCGGGGTGAGCCTGTACATTGTACAACTTTCAAATCGGGTCGCCATTTCGCGGCTTCATCACCCCACACGTTGAGCGCCACACGCTTAGGGGCGATTACCAGCGCTGGTAGGTGTTCGGGGGTTAGAGCGGATAGGGTGATTGCGGTTTTTCCTAACCCCATGTCTAGGAAGAGGCCGCGCCCGCCGGGGGTGGCGCGTAGGAATTTCACGGCGTCTTGCTGGTAGTTGTGGAGTTTGAGCTTAGTCATTGGTTTTCTTTCGGGTTTTTTTGAATTTTCGTGAACGGCGGTCGCCGCCGTGGGTTGGCCGGGTCGCATACCATTCATCTATCTGTTCGCGCGTCCAGCATGGGGTTGTTCCCGCGTAGAGTGCTGGTGTTGGGAGTGGGTGCCGCCGTGCGAGGTGGCGGCCTGTGTATTTTGCGATGCCTAGGTATTTTTCGGCGGCCCGTAGGTCTAAGTAGTGTTTCGGCATATCTTCACCCTCCGTATAGTTTTCAACTCTTCAAAGTTTAGCACTTTGAAGAGTTGAATCTCAATGGGGTATTAGCTCAGGTGTGGCAGGTTTACTATTGCGTTTGAGGCGGCTACATCCCAGAATCGGGTTTCGTCGATTACGTAACCCCCGTGTTCTTTCCTGAGCACCCGCCGGGCTATTGCTTCCACATCGAAGCCGGTTACGGCATTTGCGAATCGGGTTTCTAGCAGGTCAATAATGCCGCTGTAAATCGCCGCTTCCCGTGTTCGGTAGACATTAACCATTCGCGTTCAGCTCCCAGTTGTGCACGATTTTTTCAACGTCATCGCGGTCTAGACCTAAAGTATCTAACAGCACGTTTTCGCAGCTGATGAAGGTTTCTAGGTTCTCTGAGAACGCCACACCGTTCACACCGATTTCGTCGATAAAGGCGTTTGAGTCGTCCAAGTCTTCGTTTCCGAAAACGTTGCTCAAATCGCGCATTTCGTTTTCGCCTTCTAGCGCGCTGACTTGGAGCGTTACAAGGTAGATGTTATATTCTTTCGTCCAGCGTAGAGCGGCTTTCGCGCCATAGTCTAGGTAGTCACGAAGCACTTCAACGGCTTCTTCGTGTTCTACGCCTTCGTTGAATTTCTGTTCAAAGTAGTGAGCATTTTTCATGATGGTGTACCTTTGTTCGTTGGTTTCGCCGCTCTGTGCGTCGATAATTCAAGACTACACACTTTGAATCCTTGAAACAAATCCGTTTCGCGTGTTCTCAGTCACAAATGCTAGAACGCCCTCTAAGGGCCTAACCGTCGCACGGGGAAACGACTACCTATCTGCTACGCGAAAATCCCTCAGCGGGCGTTCTACAGCCGTTTTACAGCAGTTCTAGGGCGGCTACCCTTATACGGGCTTCGGCTATCCAAGCGTCCACCCCGGCGCGGCCTTTTGCCACATGCACCTGAGTTCCCAGCCGGGCGGCGCGGGTGTGCCAAAGTTCTTGCGCTTTGGATAACCGCCCGGTTTCGGTTTTCAGCTCCACTAGGAACATGCCCCCGCCGGGTGTGAGCACTAGCCTATCTGGCACCCCGCGTTCTGACGGTAGGAACTTTACGGCCTTCCACCCTTCACGGCGGCACGCGTTCAAAAAGTATTTCTCAAGGTCTGCTTCTCTCATGCCCCTCAGTGTACCGCGTATAGGCCCTAGCGGCGGCTCTGACGGCTTTTCTGCACCCGGCGGGCATAATCCCCCATCCCATAGCTCATATCCGCTCAGAAACGCCTTCACGCTTTCGCACTGATTCCAGCCGGGGTTAGGGCGCGCCCAAAGTTTTTCATGAAAACCCTTGACAACACCCTAACTCATGGTGTATCGCGTGCGCGCGTTCTTCTATTTATTAAGTTATATAGTTATTAACTTCCCAATTAAAAATTTCATAGCCGCGCGCGTGCGGGCGCGTACACGCGGGCGAGCGTTCTCTTATTTATTAAGTTAATAAGTTATATACTCTGGCGATTTTTTAGTTATGGAGTTTTTGTCGATTTAAAGAGTTTCAAACTTTTATTTTCGTGAATTAGGCTGTTTTAGGGTGTGACTAGTATTTTTGCACTTAGTGCAGAAAACGATTAGAGAGGATTAGGATGCATTCTGCATTAAGTGCGAGAACTTAGGGTGCAAAACGCCAAAATGCACTAAACTGCAAGATTAATCTTGTCATTTGATGCTCATTGCGTTTACTGCATCCTAATCCCTACGTTTGTTCGCAGATGCATCCTAATCCTCTCTAATCGTTTTCTGCACTTAGTGCAAAAATACTAGTCACACCCTAAAACAGCCTAATTTCGCGTTTTTATAGTTTTATAGTTTTTTCTAGAAATTCCTGATTTTTGACCTATCCAGTTCCAGCCCACCAACGGGTTGCAGTTATTGCACTTAGCGCGGGCCTCTAACCCGGCGGGGTTACGCTGTTTGCACCAGCATTTCTGACTAAATCTGCCCTCTTTAAAACCCCGCCGGTTGCGTTGCACCCTCTTTAAGCGACGCAAAGTTACCGATTCTCTACCATGAGCTTTGTCACAATAAGATTCGTTACTCGTGATTCAAGTGCCTAAATGTGGTATTCTTGATTTATCGGGTTTCTACCCGGTACATGTTCTGAAAACCAACTATCTGATTGGAGCCTACGAATGGCTACTGAGAAAGTTCTTCCCCGGGTGCGGGTGCGCACGTCTGATGCGCGTCTTGACCTTTTGCATTATCAGTTTCGGGTTTTGGAGACGGCGTTGCCCCCGGCGCGGTCTCTGCGTTATCAGGTTCCCGCCTTACTGTCTGAGATGGGTGAGGTGTATGGGGTGCTGGCTAAGGAAGTTCGGGACGCGAAGGGGTCTCCGAATTACCCGGCGCGGCAAGCCGAATTGGGGGATGTCGCTTACCTTACGGCGCTTACTCTGAATGACCTTGGGGTTAAGGCGGTTACCCCGTCGTATGAGCGTAAGGTTTCTGAGATTGGTCTCGCTACGGCGTTGAGGGCCGTTGAGGCTCCGTATTGCCCCGGCGTGGTGTTTGGCCCGGCGCAGGTGGCGTGTATGAAGTTTCTTGCGCCTAAGGTGCCTAAGCCTTCTTCCGCGCGGGCGACGTTTGCGGGGCATTTGCAGCGGTTGTGGTGTTCT